GCGTGTAGATGCGTGTAGATGTGCCAGGTGTGCCAGGTGTGCCAGGCGGGGGTCTGCGCGCGTAGCCTTTATGATGATACCCCTTCAGATTTTTTAAGAATTTTTTAGCAACCCTCTGCTCCTGCCTCCGATATCGAACATCGACTTAAGGAACTCAACACGAAACCTAACATCGACTTAAGGATTAGTAGTTGTGGTGGATGCGTAACGAGGCGACAGGAAACCTAGCATCTTTTTAAAATGCTTATCGAACACAATAAGACTCTTAAAGACTCTTAAAGACTCTTAAAGACTCTTAAAGACTCTTAAAGACTCTTAAAGATTCTAAAGGTATCTTCGCCCCTAGATTGTCTTATCTTTTAAAGTTCCCTGTAGCCCCCGCCACTACTGACTTTCTTCACTGGAAGGATTTAAGCCTTTTTGTAGCAATACCACCACTACTTTTCTTCATGTTCATAGACCTAAAGATGTTAGCTCTACGCTTCAACTCGTCTTCTACTTGCTTCTTCTTGTAGATACCTAGAGCCTGCTCACTGTTTTGTTTCAGAATACCATAGTCATTCCAGAACTGTACGCCTAATGCTAGTACGTCAAGCCTATCGTCATGTACCAATGCGCCACGTTCATGTGTAATGTGTGTAAGCTGATACATCAAGCTGTAGTATATGTTCTTAGGCTCGCTTAGCCCATAAGCTACATCGTTTTTAATGGCTGTGTAATCAAATACTAGCCTGTGTTGGTTCATCAAAGGCTCTAGTGTGTCTATAATACGCTTTTCTTTCTGTATATTACTTCTCACTTCTTCCATTGCACAAGGATAGATAGCGTTTAGGACAGGTGTTAGTAGTGAGTTAAACATACCGTCACCGAAGTTACTCTCTATTACTACCTTATTAACGTTGTATTGTTTTGCTTTCTCCGCAAGGAATATCAAGTTCTCCTCTACGTACCCTCCATGTAAACCACCGAAGTCTGGAACGAACACTTTACCGAGTAAATGGTTGACTATACACCACCCCATCTCATCCTTACCACGACCACTAGGGTCAATCGCTAGTATCCTACCTTCATACGCACCGTAATCCTCTTGCATAGAAGGACGCTGAAGCGTATCTCCAGTAAACCCAACGTTAGGTATATCTTGGATGCTATCGCGGCTCTGAGACGACCATACGAGCTTTGTAGGGGCATCCTTTTCAGTCAGGTCAGTAACAATTAAGTCTCGCGTCTTCAATGGATACTTCTCAGCATCGCTCAATGTAGTATCAAGCATGAACTGTAGTTTAAAACCACTACGACCATAACTTAACTCCCTCTGCATCAAGTCCTCATCAGAGAAACGACTATCTGTAGAATTACCTACTAGGGTTGGGTCTTTTGCAAGGTCTTCTAAAAGATAATCCGCAAGACAGCCATTATAAGCAGAAACATCATCAGGGTATCTGGCTGGGTATATACGTGTAACATAACCTTTATCTCTTAATCGGTTGTAAATAGACTCGGAAGTCTGAGGTGTACCCAGTACAAGAATCTGTGCATCGTCAGTAGTCTGAAGAATCGCCTCATATTCTGCTACCTGATTCAGTAAGTCCTGTCTACGTTTTTCCGTAGCGGAGTTCTGTTGACCCTCAACGTCATCTGAGATTAGTAGAGAGGCACGGTTACCCTGTAACTGGGATGTAATACCTAGAGACTTTACTGAGGGCTGTACAGACACCTCTGCACCATTAACATCGAACGCAATAACAGAACTACGCTGGTCAGGGCGTGGTTGTAAATGCTCTAGGATAGGCATTGTATCGATTAGTTTACGAATGAACATGGCGATGTTGTCTGAGTGACTACCTGACTGAGATACAATCAGAATCTTCTCGTTAGGGTTACGTAGTAGTCGCCATGCTACAAACGCTCCTGTAATCCAAGTCTTACCAATACCACGAAGAGCCTCTAGTTGCGAACGCTTGTGTCCTTCTTGTAAGTAATCAGCAATGTAGTATTGCATCTTGGTTGGGGCTGGAAGTCTTAAATGCTCCCATGTGTATTTTAGGAATACCTTAAAGTCGGTAATCGCTAATTTAATCTCTTCTTGTTTCATATATCTCCTTTAAACCGTCTGAGAGCCTCTCAGAGACGCTCTAGCATCTAAGGAAGGTGTTAGCCTCCCCTAGACACTAAAGAGCCTGAGAGAAGCCCTAATGGGCTATTTCTAGCATATCCATAACCGAGATACTTCTCTCGTCTTTGGCATCTGCCGCTATACGTTTAATTGAATCAGTCAAACTCATCATTGACTCTGACTCTAAGATGTCTGCTGTAATATCATTGTCCTTAAGGAACTTGATTGCTAGAGCTAGAGTCTTAGGGTCATCCAGACCAGCCGCTAGAACACTAGCGACCTGTCCGTGGAGTGAGTTCAACTGGTCTAATGATGCTTTATTACTCATATTACCATCCTGAATATTTACCAGATGTATCACCAGCTATAGCTTCTGCTAATTCAGTAGTCAACATTTTAACACCGATAGCGTTGCTTAGTGGTAACGTACCTAGAAGTTTTTTCACTTCTCCCTCTGAGGCTTCTGCCCACGGAGAAATCATCTTACCTGCTGTCTTAGCACTCTGTACTACATCAAGTCCGTATTGAACTGGAGCAATAGGAAGAGCCATGCCACCACGAGAGTATTGGTTGAAGTATTTCTCATCCATTAATACATCTGTAGCTGTATCAGCAAGTGCTGGTAGGAATGTAGCAAACGTAGTCATACTAAATGTACCTAGAGCGATACGCTCAAGAGATAAATTCTCTTCTAGTTTCTCTGGGTCATTACCATACTGTGTGTATTGTTTTGCCATATAAGCAGTAGCCGCGAACACTGTCTGGTAAGTCCAGTTACCAAATGTATCCATCATGTCTTTACCACCACGGGCAATGTCTACAATACCTTTACTTAGCTGTTTGTTGTAAGCTACAAGCATATAACCTTTCAAGTTACCCGCTAGTGAACCTAACAGTGTATCCTGAAGCATTTTATTACCAGTAAGCATACGACCAGCAACTTGGTCACCTAAGTTAGCACGTTGAACTAGCTCATACGATTGTCTACGAACACCTAGACTCCACTTCTGACCAAGACCATTCTCCCATTTATCCAAATTAAGAAGTGGTTCGTTCAAGTCTTTACTACCGAACTTATTAATCTGTCCAGCAATCTCGTCTGCAAGGTCACGGTCAAAGCCGTACTTAGCAAAGAAGTCGTAAGCCGCGTCATCAAGACCTTTACGCGCCATATCCATCATCTTAACACGCGCACTAATAGAGTGCCAGTATTCAAGAATAGCTGTACCTGACTTAACACCACCAGCAAGCATAGTAGCTTCGTTAGCAACGTCAGAGAAACGTTCTAGTCTATCTAACCACGTTCTACGTCCTTGAGCGCCAGCAGATAATTGGTCTTCGTATTTAGCAAGTGATACTAGCTCATTAAGTTCCCCACCTAGAGCTTCGTGTAATTGCATTTCACGGTAAACAACGTCACCTTGACCAGTTAAGTAAGCCTTACGCATCTGCTTAAGCTGTGGGAATGAACGGTATAAGTTCTTAAATCCTACACGGTGGGCAATACGAGCCGCTTCGACACTCATAGCAAACCATGTCGCACCAAGTTTAGCGGCACGAGTAAGGTTGTTCATTGTACGAACTACTTTCCAAAGGTCATCATCTGGAGCGTGTTTACTAGATACACCAAGCAAGTGAGCAATTGCTGATTCAAAGTTAGCCATCTGAGCTTTACCAGAAGCAGAGCTTAGACCAACAGCCTCATCAATCTCTTGAGCTACTTTTTTTGTCAACTCAGCAAGTTCAGTACGAGAGTTAATACCTAGTCCACGAAGAGCTGTATCACCTGACATAGAGTGTGCATAACTAGCCCACATACGCTGGATGTTGCCATCTAGGTAATCAGCAAGTACAATCTCAAAACCCTCATCAGTTACAAAACGACCATCAAGGTCAAGAGGTGTTCTACGTTTAGTAGCAGAAGCAGTACCACGTTCAGCCGCTTGGTCTGAATCTCTCATCATCTGGCGTAATGTTTCCAATTCGTCATCAGTAAGACCCATCATTTCAGCAAGCTCATCTGTAGCAGACTTCATTACTTTAGCTTTTTCGATGAAACCATCTACACCTTTAACAGCATCATCCTGATACATAGTGTCTGTAAACTTCTTAGCTATTTCTTCAATCTCATCATCTGTACGTACAATACCTAAAGCACGGAACTTCTTCTCAAGACCATTAATAACAGCCTTACGGAACTCAGCTTTTTTAAAGATACCTTCATCTGAAGACTGACGAATTTTAGAACGATTCCAGCGGATAGGCATATAGTCATCAGCTTTTGGAATCTCACCGCTAGTAAACTTAGGGTGTCCAGCTTTGTACATAATATCATGCGAGTCGTGAGACATTTGCTTAGTAGCGTTTTCAAGTTTCTTTATGAAAGCATCATCTAGCTCGTCAAGCATTGGGTTATGCCGTCCTTGTATCATATCTCCAACCATGTCGTAGAACTCATCCTGCGCTTGTGCGTTGAAACGAGCCATAACTGGGTTTACAAACGGTAGCTTATAAGAGCTTTGATTCTTAAACCATTCCAAATATAGGGGTTGGAAGTTCATATTAAAGGCATTTGTCATTGATTGGTGTACTTGGTCACGAGTCTCGATAGCTTTAAAGTCATCAAGAGATGGGTTAAGTACGTCATTAAACAACTGGTCACCAAATTGTTGCATTGTTGGAGAGTCAGACTCTTTAAATGCAGATGTCATATTGAACTGTTTGTCTTCTACAGCCGCTTTAGTACGCTCACCAAGCTGTCCTGTAGTACCTACTTCATCAATCGCTTCTCTTGTTATTGTTGTAAGCGACTCTGCTGTCTCTTTATCAAAGGCACGAGGGTTGTAAATACCCCCAACGATACCTCCAAGACCAACAGCCATTAGTAGGTCAAGTTCATCACGGTCTTTTGGAGATGTAATCTGCTTAACACCTTCAAACGAACCTTCAATTGTACCTGCAATAAGTACACGACCCGCGTAAGAGTCGTTAAGTTTATCAAGGATAGCACCAGCCTTACCTACAGTACGTATTTTTTGCAGTGCTGAGATAAGAGGAACGTCACCTAATACAGAGGCAAAGCGGTACGCCATACCTTCTACGCCTAGAGAGTCTAGGTACTCAGAAGATTTAGAGTAGTTACCGTATTCTCTTGCTAGGTGTTTAAGATGAGGCAGACTTTTAGCTCCTGCTAGTTCATCCCAGTAAGCTGGGTCGATGTCTCGGTAAACATCTTTGTAATCATTGATGTCAAATTCAGGGTCGTAGTCATAAGACATACCCCCGATAGCGTCATCAAGAAAGTTGACAGTTGTACCGACAAGGTTGTCTTCAGTAAGAGCTACACCCATAGCATTTAGACGGTTAGGCTCAAAGTCCTCATCCGTCCACTGCGTAGGTTTTTTTGTTACTGTAATTGTTAACGGTTCAATTTCGTCTTCAGTAACAGTAGGGTTTAAATCTGCCATGTATCCTCCTTATTATTTGAGTGCATTAATGGCGCTTACAAAGTCTTTTACACGTTCAGGTGTCTGTTTATTCCAATCAGACTTCTTCTTACTTCCCTCTTTTACGAACTGAATCTCTGCGATTGCTTTGTCGTACTTTTTGTTCTTTAGGTGTTTCCAAGCTGTTGGGAATTTCTCCGTCCAACCTTTACCTAACTGGAAGTTAACCGCTGTCAGTGCTACTAGAAACTCTCTGTCATCAACTTTCATATCTGTCATCTGAGCTTTAGCCGCGTTTAACGCAGTCTGTGTATCTTGTTTAAGCCATTTTTGTACTTGACTCTGAGGAACGGCAGTTCCTACAGGGTATTTTTTCTGTTCTTCTTTAGTTAATAGATGACCTACACCAGCCGTAGGCTTACCTAGAGAATCAGGGTATGATTCATACGTAACACCTTCACGATATACTAGGTGGTCAACAATAGCTTGACCTTCACCAAAGTCACCTTTTAAATAGTTGTATTTTTTTACAGAACCTTTCTTACCTTTATAAGTGTAAGCTTGGTCGTAAGAACTTTTAACGCGTTGCTCGTGGCGAGCTGGTGATTTTTTTGGATGTGCCAAGTTCTTAGCATCAGCTACAGACATATAAGCCGCTAGAGCCGATTCAGTCTGTTTACCACTAATACCATCCGCGTTAATGTTTAGTCTGTTTTGTAAATCCTTAATCTTTTCTGGAGAATCCATATTAGCTAAGTATTCACGAGCAAATACCATACGTTCTTCACCTAGTTTAAATATAGGTTTACCGTAAGGGTCTGTCATTGTTTGTAGCATTTCGTAAGCAGACTCAGGGTTACGAAGAGCGTTTGCACGCTCCTCATGTGAACCCATAAAACGACCGACCATATAGTTATTATAGTAACCTTGGTTATCTTGGTAGTCGAGCTGCTCAGTAGTAGCTATATTGTTTTTTACAGCTTGCTCACGGAACAAGCCTGTAGGAGTGATTCCTGAATCCATCAAACGCTTTATAACCTCGCGTTGAGCAGAGTCGAAACCTTCTCCTTGAGCTATCATACTAGCTCTTCTTTCGTTATTCATTTCGTATCCTTTAATCTCTAATACCGTAGTCTTTACGTTGTTGAGCAGTGAGGTTCTGGTCAATACGTTGCTGACTTGGGTGGGCGAGGAACATAAGGTAGTCGATGTTAAAGACTTTGATTGGGTCTGGGTCGTCAGCATTTCTGCTGTAAACAGCCCAGTCACCGTTAGGCTTATCAATATTAATAGGTAATACAACACTGTCACTTCCAAATTTTTCAGAGATATAGCCGTAAGTCTTTTCATCAAGCTTGATAGTGTCTCCACCACGAGTTGTGTGAGTTACTTTAGGCAACATTATACGGTTGTTGGCTGTGAAGTAGAAAGGCTGGGCTGTAAAGAAGTTAGCCTTAATTGAGCCAAGCCACTCTTCTTTTAGTTCATTAATAGGAATACCCGAAGCAATACCAGCATACACCAACGGCTTAAGAGCCTGTTTGATTTGAGCGTAGTTACGAGGGTTCATATCTTCCCAATCGTTAATAGCCCACTCATCTTCGTATACTAGAGTATTAATTACATCAGCTATTTGGTCTTTGCTTACTGAGAAAGGTTTAGTCTTGTAACCGCTAAACATCGCTACAGGGTCATTAGGCGCTAGACGCATCATAGTCTTAATAAGAGCCGCATCAGCTTTATCTGTATCACTTATGTCAAACGGATAACCAGTCTTTTGTGCCATCTCAACTGTTTTAACCCACTGAGCCATTCCTTCACGAGTTGTTACATCTTTAGTTTTAAGGATGTTGTCAATGTAAGGGATAGTACCTACAGTCAACTGTTTTTCTTGATAGTCGGAAATAGTAGTCATTGCTTTTTCAAGAGCTGTGTCTATAGCATCTGAACGTTCTTTATCAGAAAGAGTAGTTAGCTCAATAGCCGCTTTAATTTCAGCCGCAAGAGTATTCTCAATCTTGTTCATAATACCTTTTTTAACAGCCGCTCCACGTCCTTGTTCTTCAAGAAGCTGAAGTCCTTGGATGTCGTCAGTAGCTACTAAGTCGTATACATCAAGACCAACATTCTTATCTACTAGGTTTGACTCTTTCAAGAATACAGCATTATCAAACTGTTCCTGAGTGTAAGCCCCACGGTCTAGTAGAACCTGTGCTGTGTCTTTAACATTTTGAAGAGATGCCCCATCATTTTGAATAAGAGCAGTCAACGACTGTAACTTAATCTTGTTATCAGTGTTCTTAAGAGACTCTGCTGTTCCAAGAGCTTTACGGTAGTAGTCTTTGTTTTGAATACTAGGGTCAATGTCAGCGTAAGCTTTTAGAGCCGCTAATTGAGCTTCTCCATTTTCCCATGTTTCGTCCATTTCAGCATAAGCGTTTACAATTGAGTAAACAATAGAACTACCTAACTTTTCATTGTATGCAGATGACTTTTCTTCGTAGTTAGAAATCTGAGACAGCTTTGAGCGTAGAGCTTCAAAGTTCTCAGTAAGCATTGTACCGTCAGCTTGAATAAATGCTGGGATACTTTCTAATACATCAGTCAATACCTTTTCATCTGCGATAGCTACACCTACTTTGTTATAAGCTTGTGTAAATACCGATAGCGCACCATCACCGTTTTCTAAGAGTTTACGGGAAAACTTATCATCGTGACCTTCATAAGGAGTTACAAGGACATTCTTTGCTTCTGCTAGGAACGTTTCACGTTCTGCTTGAGTCTTTAGAGTAGCCCACTCTTCTTTAAAGTCATTAATTATTTTATTTTGAGAAGCTACGTTGCTTAGGAACTTTTCCTGAACAGCTTCTTCTTTGTAAGCACCGTTAAAACTAGCAAGAGCTTTTTGTGCCATTGTATTGAGCTTACCACCATAGAATGATTCAGCATCATACTTAGAGCCTAACTCTTCATTGTAGCGTTGGACAGCTTGTTCTCTCTCAGCGAAAGACATTCCTTTCCATTCTGCTTGTTTATTTGCGATGTCTGTTTCAAGTGCTTGACGTTCAGTGTCAAAGTTGTCTTGTTTAATCTGACCGCCTAGTTGAGCCGCACCTTGCACCGCTCTTTGTAATTGTTCAAAGGCACGAGAAGCACCTAGCTGTGGTTGTACGTTATATTGTACGCCCTCAGTTTGAACCATGCCCTGCGAACCAGTATATGTAATTTGTGGCATTGCTCCTCCTTATTTGCCTAAATTGTAACCCATCATAGCTCCACTCATACCAGAACTTAGAGCGCCAGCCGCCATTTCACCGCCTGTTGCCATTTGGTTCATTGAACTAGCGAACGTCTGTGATGCACGTTGTACACCAGCTTCGTATTGATATTTAGAGTTAGATAGATTAATCTGTACGTCTTTCATTGCCGACTCACCTTTTTGGATGATATTATCTTCCATCATAGCGGCATCCATGTCTACAGCACCTTGGCGTTTAGCCGCAGTAATACCATAAATGTTTGTCTCTACGTTAACAGCCGCTTGTTTACCGCCAGCTTCTCTTGCTTGGAAACCCAAGTTAGTAAGTTCTGCGCCAATCTGTGCGTTAACGTCTTGTGCTTTACTCATTAGCCCAGCTTCAGCGACACCGCGTTGTTGGTCTAGGCTTAATAGAGAAGCACTATAATTTTCTTTTGCTTGCTTACTGATAGCGGCATTACGGGAATTTGCACCCATAATGCTCAATCCAGCAGATAAACCAGCGCCAGCAAGCATAAAGCCTAGTGGTAATCCCATTTTATACTCCTAATTATTTTATCGGCTTCCAGCAATAGAAGCACCAAAATAAGCTCCGATAATAGCTTGGAAACTTGGGATTACAACAGGTAATACAACACTACCTTTTAATTGCACCCATTCCTGTGTTACTTGTGTAGTGTCAATTAGACCGAATAGGTAACTTCCACCAGTTTGAATTTCTTGTAGGACGTTGACAGGTTGCATGATAGGGAATACTGCAACCAGAACAATAATCGCTGTAATTGATAGAGCGATAATACGTCTAGTAAATGCAAAGCCTTTATCAGTCATCGAGTGTTTGTTAACAGATTCGACAGCGTTCTGTCGTGCTGAGAAAGCGTCAAACATTGCTTTGCGTTCTTCAGCTTTGTTTTGCATATTTAAGCTGATTAGTTTGACAACAGCACCAAATAATCCACCACCTATTAGCGGTAATAGTTCAGTTAACATTTCTGTTCGTCCTTTTTAAGTAAGTAAAGAAGCCCCCGAAGGGGCGTCTATTAGCGCATCCTAATCATATTCTCAAGATGCTGTACAGTTGCTCTAGCTTCCGCTAGTTCTGCGCGTAGGTCAGCGATAGCATTAAGGAGTTCTTCCTTTTCATCTACCAGCTTATCTACTTTTACATTAAGTTGTGACACTTGTTCTTTTAGAGTGTCGTTAAAGTCTGCTGTTTTTGTTTCATTTTGAAGCAAACGTTCGTGGTTCTGTTTAGCTTTTTGAGAGAGATAACCCCAAAGCCCAGCAGAACCTACTAACGCCAACACTATTGGGGTTAACTGTTCAAAGTCCACTGAATCTCTCCTGTTCTAAGATTTGCCGTTGTATTAGATTAGCTAAGTACGCTGAATGAAGCACTGACCATACAAGAGCCGTGTTTGTAAAGACACACGAGACTTCTTGTTCTGCTTTCCAGAAATTACCCTTATCATCTACACGGTAGACCATTTGAGTAGCAAAAGTAGGGTCGTACATTGAGTACATTAATAGAACTACCATAGATAGTAACATATCTGCCATTAAGACGTATTGAAGTGCTTTCTTACTACACCATATACCAATTATAAGCACTAAGAAGCTCATAACTCCCCATACAAATAATATTTCTTGGTATAATTGTTCAGGGGCGAAGTCCCACAGCATACCTGCGAGAACAAAGCCCCAAACTGCGTACCCAACTATCTGAGCTTGTCCGTTATCATTTAAACAACGCGATACAAACAAAGATAGTTTTTCCATAATAATACTCCTAGAAGATTACTTGGAAGGGACAAGAAGCAGACTCGTCATCATCCTCTGGAAGCTGAGACTCGCCAGCGTAACCTGTAACGTAAACATGACCAGCTTCAGTTAAGAACATAGTAGCTCCTTCTGAGCCTGCACCAAATACAGAGATGTCAGCTACACGATGACGGTGTAGACGTACTGGTTTGAAGTAGTAGTTAGTAGTATTCCAAGTACCACGACCAAGCTGTCCGTTAGCTGAGTAACCTACAGAGTACGCGATACCCTCTCCATCAAGAGCGATAGTGTAGTTGTAAGAACCGCTACCACCAATACGTACTTTAACAATATTAGTCAAAGGAGTAGAAGCGTCACGCATACACTGGGCAAATACTGAACGGTCACCAACATCAGCCGAAACACCTAGACAACCATAAGAATTGTCACCAGCAGCCCATACAGTACCATCGTTTTTAATAGCCATAGTGTAGTTGTAGGAATTACGGTAGTTACTCATTTCACAGTCTTTAACGTCAGTTAATACAAGAACTGGAGAGGTACGATTAGCAGTAGAACCGTTACCTAAGTTACCGTAACCGTTGTATCCCCAAGTGTATAGGTTGTCGTTAGTATCGATAGCCCACGCCATGTTAGCGCCAGCACCTATATCACGAATACTAATACCATTAGAAGTAAAGTACGGAAGTGCAGTGGCAATGTTGTACTGAGTAGTGTTACCCTGTCCTAGACGACCTTCACCACCGTGTCCCCAAGAGTACATAGTACCATCAGCTTTCAATGCGTAGTGAGAAGTGTAGCGTTCAGAACCACCAGCAATCTTAACGATGTCTGATAGCAACGGAAGCTGACTGAAGTAGCTACGTTGAGTAGTATCACCCAGACCTAACTGACCGTGACCGTTGTAACCAGCAGAGTGTACAGTACCGTCTGAACATAGAGCAAGAGTACACAAGTAGCTATCCCCTGAATGGTACTTAGCCACCTGAATTACAGTCTTACCATAGATAGAGTTATGCGCTCCTTCAGAAGCACAGTAAGGCGTATAAGTGTCGCTAGTGTTATTAGAACCTACATCACCATGGTTATTATTTCCCCACACCCACAGCTTACCGTCTTCTGTAATAGCCCATGCACAATCGTTGTTACTGAAATGACCTTCTTTAACTGGAGCGGCATCTGGTGGAAAACCTACTGTAATAGGGTACGAACGGTCATGTGTATTACTACCTTGACCTAGCACCCAGTTTTCACCACGACCCCACGGACGCATAGTACCGTCAGTCATTACAGCAAAACCTCTACGGTAAGTAGCTTTACTATCCATAATGCTTTTTGCTTTCATTCCGCTACGAGTGCTAGAGTTAGACCATGCAGGGAAGTTATTCTGGTCAACAACCAGTGTTTGTCCTACTGAACCAGCAGGAAGAGTTTGTACTGTAGAGCCAGTGTAATACAGCATTTCACCGTCATTACCAGCAATACGGCTAGTACCTTCTGCGAAGACAGCGAAGTCGCTACCCTCAACAGGCTCAGTACCAACAATAGAGACAGCAA